GAATGCTGATTGTTTGTTTATATGTTTTGTTGGTGCCATCTTGCTAGAGTCATAAGGTTTACCCAATATGTCACTAGCCTTTACTGCCTCCTGAATCTTCTTCATAGAAGTTCCAGCAGGCTGGATACCCTGGGCTCTCGCCTCTTTGTAGGCATCCAATTCTTTATTGAACTTTTTATTTGGAATAGTTCTGCGACTATCCGCATCTCCAGTGTTCATCTGTATACTCAAACCCTTACAGCCAAAGCATCCTTCTACTGGCTCAGGGTGGTGCTCCCAATGTTTCATATCGCTGTAAAGTTATCCTCTGTGATGCCAACTCCACCAGCAATTAACGCTGCTTTAGTAGCAGCATCTACGGTGTAGTTATAACCACCTTGATAGTAGGCAGGATAAGTATCAAAATCAGAATCTTGTAGATATCTAACTTGAGCATATCCACCAGTAGGTTTAAGAACTATAGAAATACCTCTATCAAGTTTATAAAAATGAAATAACCGTCCACTACCAGCAGGACCTTCTTCAACTGTTGGAGTTGTAAAAATGTATTCAGTCATAAGTCCTCCTAATGAACTCACCCCAAAGGGGCAGACTTTTCAAATATGTCTACCCCTCAGAGTCAATCAACTAGAGAGCAGCGATTGAAGAACCAGATTCAATACGATACAGTGCTTCTTCACGATAACGTGCAAAGCCGAGTACGCCGTACCAGCCCATTGGGCGGAAGCGCATCAACTTATCGGTTACGTTTCCGATAACAATGTGTGGCTCTTCTGCAACAGCCTCAGCAAGTGCTTGCTGTCCGCAGAGGATAGTATCAAATACACGTGTTACTGGAGTTACAGTTACAGTTGTTGTAGCGGTAACTGCAGCAGTGTTGGCTGTATTTACAGTAAATGTAGTGGTTGAGCCAGATGTGCTGATTGCAGTAATCTTGGCACCTGATGCAATGCCAGTTCCAGAAATCTTGTCGCCAACCTCAGCGCGGGTTGCAATTACAGCAGAAGAAGCAACACCGAAGGTGAAGCCTGCTGATGTACCTGCAACGGTTACTGCGGTTGTGGCAAGAGTAGCCTGGTCTGCGCCATCTTTAGCATTTGGCAAACGAGAAGACTCAACAAAGAATGCTCCTTCGTAATCGCCAATTTCTCCTGCCCATACGTTATTAACGGCTGGGTCAGAGTTGATGTGAGCGAAGTTCCAGCCTAGGTTTCCAGACTCTGCACGCAGGTCGTGGGAAACTTCTGGGTGGATACCGCACCAGTAGTAAGAACCACGGCGAGCCTTGGCCTTATTAGCGCGAAGTTTAGCAACAGCCTTACGGATGTCTGCTGAATCAATTGTTGCAGCAGCAGTAATTGTGGCAGTGCTTGTAGCGGTTGAACCGCTGTAGATTACGTTAGTTCCGCCGATAAGAGTTGTTGAAACAACCTGGTCAATAGAATCAGCAAGGTTGTATGCAATGATGTTTGCAATTGCTGGGTCTACATCTGCTAATGAGAATAACTCAAGAGCACGGGTAACAAGAACAGCATTACCATACTCGTTAAGAGTAATGGTTACTGATGTTGGAGTCGTCATTGCGACTGCATCTGGGTCAGTAGTTTCTGTTAGTGTTGAAGTTTTTGCATCCAAGTCAACATAGCGCTGTAGCACTACAGTTGAACCTGGGATTGCTTGACGGGCAGGACGCTTATCTGCGACAGAACGAAGTAGTGGTTCTGAACGGAGAGCGAACTCGAGAAGACGGTCATACGCCTTCTGTACGAGACCTGCGCCACCAACTGTACCACCGAGAGATGTGCTCGCGGTTGATGTAAATTGTGACATTAGTTTTAGTCTCCTTGACTATGAACGGATTATTGTTGTGAACGCAAGAGACTTAGAATCTCCTCGGTAGAGGATGCGTTATCTAGACGCGATTCAACATCTTGCGTTTTGTCGGGAGTAACCGCTCCCTGAGTAAGAACATCTTGATTGCGTAATGCAGCAAGGTTGTTCTTGTCTATTTCGGGGGCATCTGACATTTTAATTCCGAATAGGTCGGCATTATCTCCAAGCCAGTTAGTAACTGTCTCTTCGTTAATTTCTTCCAAGTCTTTCATAATTAAACGTGCAGCCTTTAGGTTTACGCCCTTCTTTTCTAGGACCTGACGGACGGTTGATTCTTTCTTATCTTTGAGGAATCCCTCAAGTTGTTCAGAAAGTTCCTTGATACGTTTCTCATCTGACCTTTTGGCTTTCCTTAGTTTTTTGACTAAGTCATTTCCATCTAGGCCATCGTTGGTATCTAGTTCGTCTTCTTCGTCTTCCCAGTAGTTGTTGCTCATAGCAACCACCCTTCTATTCGTTGTTAGTCGCAAGCCTCAATTACCACGCGGGGACTGTGGGTTGGCTCTTGCTATCGGTCTGTTACTCTGGCGGGGCCGATAGGTCCGCTCAGGATTCTATTTAAAAAGCGCGATTTGCTCTGCGCTGTGATGCAAGTCCGAGTTCTGCTCGTCCTGCTTTGCTTCTAAATCTTGCTTCTTCTTGTTCGGTCAACTCTTGTAATTTTTCAAGTTCTTTTGCGGATTGACTAATAATAGCCTTTTCTAAACCTACTTGACCAACATCTTCAACTTTAGAAATCTGAGATAGTTTTGTTGTTGTAGGTAGTGCTGTTGCTATTTGTCCAAACTTAGGTAGTAATGATGTGAAAGTTCCACCAGTACGAGCATATTCTTTTGCTCGCTCTGCAGTTACTCCGCCTGCTCGGCTAATTGCTCCAAGTCCTTGTTGCTCTGCAGCGGCTAGGACTTCATACTGCTCAAGTTCATCAACAAGTTCGTCGACACCTTTTTGTCCAGTAAGAAGGGTTTTAGCAAGAGTAGTTCTATCGACAGTTGGGAAGTAACGACCCAAAGTATCCTTAATGGCTTTAGGAGCCATATCAATACGTTGATATACTTTGGCTATCTTGTCGGCAATAGTGCTAACCGAGTTGCCCTTGCTAATGAGTTCAGTTGTAAATTCTTCTGTTGCGATACTCCCAAGATTTGCTTCGTTTAAAACATCTGCCATTTTTGCCTGGGATACAACATACTCAGCAATGGTTGGAACAAGCACTGGTTTACCGCTGGCCTTTAAATCTTGAAGGGCATAGATGCCTTTAAACCTGTCAGTAAATGGTTTTAGTTCTGGATTATTACGGGCATCAAGTAAGGCTAGATTAAAAGAATCATCTACTGATGAGCCAGTTCTATAAAACTTTGATACTGCACCGTAAAGAGCATCTGCCCAAGGCTTAGCAGCCTCAGTTGCCCCAAAGAATAATGCTAAAGTATTTTTAAATGTATCTCTGGCTAGACTTGGACCCGTAACTGTAACTGCTGGAGTAACTGTAACTGCTGGGGTAACTGTAACCGCTGGGGTAACTGTAACCGCTGGGGTGACTGTAACTGCTGGGGTAACTGTAACCGCTGGGGTGACTGTAACCGCTGGGGTGACTGTAACCGCTGGGGTGACTGTGTTAGCAGTAGTGGCACTAGCAGTAGTAGTAGTAGTAGCAAGAGCATTGGCTCCTAATGAACTACCAAACTTTGCTTGAGTTGCTCCGCCTTCTGAACGTGCTTTAGCAGATGATGCTTTTGCTGAATCTTCTGGTTCTTTGTAAAGTCTCCATTGACCAGTTGTTCCTCCGCCAATCCAACTGTAATATCTAATAAATCCATCATCTAATTGCGGGGCTTCTGGGCGATTAGTAGGGTCTTTTAGTGGGTCAGATGCAGCACGAGCCTTGGCTTCTTCAACCATACGTTTTTCACGCTCAGCCTTAAGTTCATCCATACGTGCTTGACGAGTCTCTTCAGGAGTCACAGCCTTTGCTTTGGCTTCTGCCTCGCGTTGGATTCTTAATCTATCTTGTTCGTCAGCCATTTATACTCCGTATCCCGCTATGCGACCAAAACCTGTAGCAAGTTCTCGTGCAGCATCATTAGCCCAAGATGTCTTTTCAGCATTTGGATGGTTCTTAAGATAATTAGTCCAGTCAGCAAGGCTACCCATAGGAACCTTGCCCGCTGTGCCGTCTGGACGAACAAACTTATCTAAGTCTGGGTCATCTAATTCAATCATAGATGGGTCTATTTCCCACCATTTAGCCATCAAGTTTATATTTGGTTGGAGCAAGTCCCTAACAGTAAGATTTGGATTTGCTTTAAGGCGTTCAGCAAATAGTGGATAAAGTTCAGCAGCCTTAGCATTAAATTCTTTTTGTAGGCTATTTAAATCAACTTCACCTTTGCCTAGTTGAACCGCATAGTTAGCAACTTCTTTATCGCTTAAATACCCTAAGCCATTAGATTTAAGTATACTTCTTAAGGCATCAATTTGATTAATAACTGAAGAAGGTAGGGTCTTAACGTCACCAATGTTTACTTTAGACCATAAGTAGTTTCTAGCAAAAGAGTTTGCATCAAAGCCAGCGCCACTAATAATTGTCTCTTGAGTTCCATCTGGAAGAATTTTAACTTGGGTTTGTTTGCCACCAGCCTTGGCTGCTTCTGTTAGTTTCTCATAAAAGTCAGCAAGGTCTTGTTCCCCAAATTGAGCAAATGAACCTTGTGAAAAACCTAGTTGCTTGGCAGCATTACTCAATATCGCATCGGATGAAATCTTGTCGTATGAAGTATAGGTTATAGCCGTATCACTGGTCTTAGGGGCATTCTTTAATTGAATCTCCAAGATGTCCCAAGGAGTATTCTTTTTGCCCTCTTTGTAAGAAGCAACTGCAGCATCTATAAGACTATTAAATACGGTCCTGCGAGCAGCATCGGTAGGTTGACGATTCTGGACAGCAATTACATACTCGGCAAGAATTCTTTGAGCAGATTTAGATAGGGTAGAAAAAGACTTCTTAATAAAGGCAGAATCTTTTTTAACTAGATTACCATCTTTATCTGGCATCCATATATAGTTAATAACTTTTGTGCTGCCCTTGTCGGCGGTGTCTGGAAGGACTGGCGTTGGAAGTTGTGTCTTTCTATATCTACTCATTACCTACCTCTGTTAAAATATCGTTTTCAAAATATATGTCAATGATGTTTGCAAGTTTTGGGTCTACTAATGGAATCACTTGATTAAGATATTCATTCCAAGCATTCTGTACTTTTGATTTACTCCCCGAAGGAGCATCTTGGTATAACTTAACATAATCATTTCTATATCGCATCAATGCTTCTGTGTCTACCCAGAACTGAGTGTTGCCGTGTTTCTTCATAAAAGCATCGTTGTTGACAATCTTAGTTAAACCCCAAGCATACACGAAAGGAGTATTTTTAGTTTCTCTTTTATCGAATTCAAATTTCCAATCTGGACTAAACTCACCTAATTGATTTGCATAGTTTTTAAGTGCATCGCGTAAGACTTCTACGGAAGCATAACTTGCAAATCCTTT